ACTGCTCAGCAAACTGTTGCGATTGGCGCGTATGCGTTGGACGCAGTAACTACTGGTAGTGAGAATACTGCAGTTGGATATATTGCAGGTACTTCAATTACTACTGGCTATAACAACACGGCAATAGGGCATGGCTCCCTAAAGGACACTACTACAGGGTTTGTGAATACAGCGATTGGCTATAACTCTGGGCATAATGTAACTACTGGTGATAACAACGTATTTCTTGGTTACAACACTGGAGAAAACATTACTACGGGAGACAATAACGTTTACGCAGGATCTAACGCTGAGGCCAGTAGTGCAAACGTAGTTAACGAGTATGTTATTGGATACAACATCACTGGAAAAGGAGGTCAAACTTTCTTTGCTGGCGGTACAGCCGGTGCTTACAACGAAGCAAACAGCTCGCAATGGAGCACCACGTCAGATCGTCGCATCAAGAAAAACATTGTTGATAACAACGAAGGTCTTTCGCTGATCAATCAGATTGCGGTCAAGAACTTTGAATACAAAACAGCAGAAGAAATTGAAGCCGCTAGAGCACAATTAGATCCGAGAACATTTAGGCAAGAATTTGAAGCAAGTTTTGAAAATTTAAGTGGATTAGTGGCAGTAAGTTTTGGTGATGACAATATTTCTACTGAAGCGAAAGACATTAGTATCGCTCCGTTGTTATTAGGAGTTGACTTCAACGTAGATCCAATGTCAGGGATATGTGCAGTAAAGAAAGACGATACTTTATATGTATTTGACGAGATCATAATGACAGGAGGGGCGACCACCTGGGATTTTGCCGAAGAAGTTACAAGAAGGTATGGAATTGACAGGCGAGTAATAGCTTGCCCCGACCCAACTGGAGGAGCACGTAAGACTGCTGGTGTTGGAGCGACTGACCATAGTATTTTGCGGCGAAGTGGATTTAATGTATCTGCACCAAAAGCACCGTGGAAAATTCGAGATAAAATTACAGCAGTTAATACAGCATTATTTGATGCAAATAGTGTCAGAAGGACATATATTCATCCAAGATGCAAAGAATTAATTAAGTCATTAAGGACGTTAACTTATGCCCCCAACACAGGATTACCTAATAAAAATCTTGGTGTTGACCATGCTTTTGACGCTTTCGGGTATTTATGTTTGCAACAATTTAACTTAGCCAAACCAGAAACCCTTGGACAGACAGGTTACAGGATTTATTAAGTCATTTAGACTGTTGGCAATGTTAAGTGTTTTAAAAAGTTAGATGACATACTCTGTACCAGGGGCCATTCGTACAAATGTTGTTAGCCAAACCTATTTAGGTGGGGGTGATAATCCATTTTCTAAAACAAGAGCAGTTTTAGATATGACAAAGGCTTGGGAAATAATGAAAGCTGTTACTAATGGAACCGAATATTTACGAGATAATTCCGAAGCATTTTTACCATTAGAGCCGAGAGAAGATTATGACGCATATTTATCAAGAGTTAACCGTTCTGTTTTTTCTCCTTACACGCAACGATTAGTTAGGGCGGCAACAGGTTTAATTCTTCGTAAACCGATTACTGTTCTCGGCGATCCATATTGGACAGATGTTTTTGTAAAGGATGTTGATGGATGTGGATCGGATTTAGATGAATATGCAAGAAGATTATTAATTTGTGCTTTAACTTATGGTCATAGTAATACCCTTGTTGATTTTCCTGCCCCAACGGGAGCAAGAAGTCTTGCAGAAGAAAGAAATCAAAATCGTAGACCGTATTGGATCGAAGTTGATCCTGCAAATATTTATGGTTGGAGGTTAGATAGAGAGGTTAATTATGGAAAATTGATACAGGTAAGAATTGCAGAACAGGCTGTTGTACCTGAAGGAGAGTTTGGAGAGAAGGTCTTTGATCAAATTAGAGTAATAGAGCCTGGTCAATACAAGATTTTTAGGAAAAAAGAGACAACAAAAGACATGTACACGCAAGATGAAAGTTTTGCAGGTAATTTTGACTCTCCTGCTAATGAAAAAGATTATGAATTGGTCGAATCAGGTGAGTTTTCGTTAGGTGAAATACCGTTAGTAACTGTTTATGCAGGAAAAACAGACACGATGACAAGTAAACCACCGTTATTAGATATTGCTTATTTGAATTTGGCACATTTTCAACGTCAAGCTGACTTGATTCATAGTTTGCACGTTGCTTCACAGCCATTATTGGTAATGGAAGGTTGGGATGATCAAACAAAGGATATGGCGATTAGTGTTAACTATGCAATGGCAACCCAACCAGGGAATAAAGTTTATTATGTAGAGCCAGCCGCTAGTGCATTTGAAGCTCAAGCAGCAGAAATACAAGAATTACAGTTGCAAATGGCAACTTTAGGAATTAGTACACTTTCACAGCAAAAATTTGTTGCAGAATCAGCAGATGCAAGACGTTTAGACCGTGTAGATACAAATTCAATGCTTTCGATGGTTTCTTTGGATTTAGAGCAAAAAGTGCAAAAAGCGTTTAATTTATCGGCTGATTACTTAGGTTTAGAACCTCCAGAAGTCAAAATTAGTCGTGATTTTGATATTGATAGGCTAATTGGACAAGATATAACTGCTTTAACTTCCTTGTTTGATCAAAATGTAATTGATAGGGAAGAATTTAGAGATATTTTGGTACAAGGTGAGGTTTTGCCTAACGCAAATGAAGCTGAAAGCGATTAATACATTAGAATAATAAAGAAATACTCTTTTTGTTATGCCTTCTGTAGAGTTGATAGACGGAAAATGGGTTTCCGTATCAGGTGTTCGGGCAACTGACTTAGATGCTGGAAAAGTTGTATCTACACCAGAAACAACACCAGCACCAGCTCCCGCAGCACCCCCTAAAGCAACAAAAACTACTACACCTAAAAAAACTGACGCTTAATTATGGAAGAAAAAGTCATCCAGCCTGAGTCTGTGGCTCCTGCTGAACAGCCCGTGGCTGAGACTACAATCCCTCAAGCACCCAACCTTGACAGTGTTAAGGCTGAGTACGAGAGCAAAATTGCTGCATTAGAAGCAAAAATCGCTGAAGAAGGCGAAAAATTCAAAGGCATCAAGACTAAACTTGATGATGTTTACAAAAAAGCAGATGACAAAAGGAAGCAAACACTCGAAGACCAAGGGCAATGGAAAACCTTATGGGAAGAAGCCAACAAAACCGCCCAAGAAAAAGACTTACAAATAAATACTTTAAATGAAGAATTAAAGAACTTAAAGAGTTCTAATGAGACTGCAAATATTAAGACTTCGGCACTTTCAGCAATCAGTAATTCTGGTGCTGTAAATGCGGAACAGATGCTATCTCTTCTTCAAGATAAATTAAAAAAGAATGATAATGGTGAGGTTGTTGTACTTAACAAAGGTGTTGAACAGGACTTAGGAACTTATATAGGGAACCTAAAAAATCCTGGTAGTGGATGGGAACACCACTTCAAACCTAGCTCTGCTGCTGGCATGGGTGCTAAACCAACTCCCACATCAAATGTCTCTCCAGGTATGCTTAATCCGTGGAAAGAAGGTAGTATTAACCTAACAAGGCAAATGATCCTTGAAAGTTCCGAGCCTGATCTTGCGGCTGTGCTCAAGAAAGAGGCAGGAACTTCCACATAGTTAACTCTGTGAGTTAACAACCGAGTCTGTGACTTGGACTTCGTTAAAGAATCCTCCTAATTAGAAATGGCAGCCCCGTTTCAGAATTACTCTGGCGGTGTCCTGTTAGCGGACATCGTAAAAAGAAATAATTTGTCTCGCTACGTGCAAGAGGCAATTAAAGAACGCAGTCTTTTTGTGAAAAGTGGAGCAGTTGTAAGAAACAGCTTCCTTGATTCAAGAGAAGGCGGTACACGTATCCAAGTTCCTGAGTTTAACCCTCTAGCACCAACTGAAGAGGTGATGAACGGAACCGCTACTTGGGGAACCTCAAGTGCTGGTTACTTAACACCTCAGAAAATTGGTACAGCAACCCAAATTGCAACAATAATCCACAGAGGTTTCGCATACGCTGTCGATGACATTGCAACATTGGCTGCTGGTGAAGATCCAATGAACGCAATCCGCAATCAAATTGCTGATGCGATCAACAAACTAAATAGCCAAAGATTGTTCTATCAATTACATGGTTTATTTGGCACAGCTCTTAGTACTAATGCTTCTGACCTAGCTAAAGCTGCTTCTTCTGGTGCGGGTGAAGCTAACTACTTGACTGCTGCAAACGTAGCAACAGCAAGAGCTTTACTTGGAGAGCGTGGTGATGAGCTAGATACTCTTATTGTTCACCCAAATGTTGGTTTCTATCTTTATCAGGTAGGACTCTTAACCTTCTCAACTTCTTCACTAACTTCTGGTGGAGCTGTTACTTGGGGTGGTGGTGGAGTTGGCGTTAATGCTAGAAGCATTGGTCAATTCGCTGGCATGAACGTCATCATGGATTCTCAGGTTAACGCCGTTCAACCTGGTTCTTCTGGTCATATCAAGGAGTACTACTGCTACTTGGTTAAGTCTGGAACAATCATGGAAGGTGTTCAGCAAGATCTCAGAATTGAAGCTGATAGAAACGTATTATCCAAGCAGGATGTACTTTCTGTTGACTACCACACTTGCTATCACGTCATGGGTACTAAGTGGGGTAATGCTGCTGATAACCCAACCAATAGTGTTCTTGGTAATAAGGACAACTGGACTGCAACTTATGATGCAGACCTAATTCCTATGGTTCAGTTAACAGTTAACACACCATTAGACACTTCAACTCTTTGATTTATAATTAAATCACTAGGGAATGAGCTAAACCCCTCACCATTTATTTGGTGGGGGTTTTTTATGACGCTAGAATAAAAACAATGTTTGGTAAATAAACGTGGCAGCAACTATCTCAGCC